AAATTGAACCTGTAGCTAGTAAGCCACTCGCCATAATAGGTCTGCCACCTGCTAGTACGTGGAGCGCCTACGATCTCGTAGAGCTCCGGGTCGAAGCCTTGCTCAATAAGAAAGTCTGTAAAGCTCGGTATGTCGTTACCAGGGACAGCAGCAAGAGTAGCAACACCGCTAGTACCGTCAAACTCAAGAGCTGGGCGAAAGCCCTTAGGCGCTTCTATTTTGGCTGCCGGGCTTAGATTCTCGAGCAAGAGCACTCACCTGCCCGGTGTCTTGAAATTGTGCTGTCTGCTATCTTCACCCCTAGCTCTAAAAGCGCCTTCGATAACGCATTAGAAGATACGTTAAAGTCCACTAGGTTATCTCTGAGTATTTCTTGGTCTGCCTCGCTTAGCGAGTATAAAAGTGTCCGGACAGCGCATTTGTAATCTCTGCCCCTGATTACCAAGTTCTCTAACATGATGCCCCTTCTCTGTGTTTGGGTACTATCAACCTATGCTTTAGAGTTTAGCACCTCTTGCGCCACGCCGAGATACTCGCCGAATGTAATAAGTGCTCCAGCGTCTGATTCATCAACTGCCCAAAGCTTATGAGCCACTATTTCGCAGATTTGTGAATCATCAGTTATGACGCCTGCGTTAGTCGCGCTATCGCCTACTGCTCTAATCAGCTTGTCTAGGTCTGGCTTCTGATAGGGGAGGTCTTTCTTATTGCTTTTAGCCTTAGGCATTAGAAACACTATCTCGAGCGATACTGCGCCAGTAAGCGACTGGCATGAGGCATTAGCTGATTCTAGTTTTTCTGTTAGCAGCTTTCTCCAGGCAGGGAGTTTCTTGTTCGACTCGACTAAGACTGCTCTATTGCCTCGAACATAGGCGTTCTTAGATCCCTGAGGTTGAGGAATGCCCGGTACGAATGCCTGAATCACTATTGCGCCTGTCTAATTGCTATAATTAGCTCTGCCATGCCGTAGCAGGCTGAGTGGTCACATATGCCAGAATTGTGAAAGTCAAAACAGATTCGTGCTTGAGCCATAACTGAGATGCGTTCACGCTCTAGCTCAACCCCAGCCTCGTAGCCTTTTGTCCAAAGTATTTTGTCGCTTATGTCTTTCATGTCAATCATCAGAATCAGACTCCTTTAGTTGCCTAATGCCTTCCTCTAAATGCCAGACAAGAGTGTTCAGTCCCCAAACTACCCCTAAACGATATGGCTTCAGCTTTGCAAGTCGCGCCCAGTTAGAAGAATTGTCCATTTCTTCCTCATAAGCTAACTTAAGGGTCTTTGTCATGCTGAGCTGAATTTCGAAGCCGCTGAGCATTCCTCTTTCGTATTCAGTCATTAGAAGGGCGCATTCTCAAAGCCACCTACGGAAGCCGCGTTAGATGCCTGCTGCGCCTTTGTCTTTACTTGCACTAAGCGAGCGTTCTGAATGTGATGCTCGACTACGTCTTTCTCAATAGTGGAGTCTTTGGGCGTGTACTTGCCCATCTTCGTTGATAGCTCTCCGGTGATCTCTACCCAGTCTTGCTCTTGTAGGTGCTCTGCTTGGCTTATGTCGAACCAGCATGACCAGAGTCTTGAGAAGGGCTTAGGGAAGCCGGGTACGTCGTAATTCTCCCAAACGGATATTGCCTTGCCTTCCCAAAAGAGTAGGTTGACATCTCCGGTGATTGTAATCTGTGGCATTATTTTCTACTTTCTGTGATTGTTATTTATTTTCTATATATAAACACTAATGCTTATATCTAGTTATTAAGTTAAATGTCTATATATAGAACCTTTAATAATGTCTATATATATATCTATATATAGAAGATGTATCTTATTTTAATTTCTCAATGCGATCTATCGTAATTTCGATGGTTTCAGCTAAATCCGAGTCAATCTTGATTATCTTGTTTCTGTAGTCCCAGAGCTCAATGGTGAGCTGCTTCCGCATGTCTTCCCTGCCATCGCCGTAGCCTCTTGCGTATCCGGTTACCCAGGTGCGCTCAGTAAAGTTTTTCCAGTTGATTTCTTCCTGCATGATTCTCCTCTGTGTGGTGTAACATTATAGGTCGGGGGCATGGCTATCTGTGGGTCATGTCCCCTTTGTTTTACCCTAAAGCCTTAGCCATGTCAGTAATCTGATCTAGGAGCTTCTTGGGAGCACCTGCCATCTTAGCCTCGCTGTAGAGCGCTCTAAGCCCTTCGACATCACTAGATAAGGCTAAGACACTAGCCCTGCCTTCAAAGTCCTTCACAGCGCCTCCTAGAGCTTCTGAGGATACCTTACGCATTTCTTCCATACTTGGGCGGACAGTCTTTCCGTCTTTCTTAGTTTGGAATCCCAAAGTTGCTAATGCTCTGCCGATTGCGCTTGTTGCACAGTTCTCGACAAAGCTAGTCTTGTTGATAGCGCTTGAGCCTCGAGTCTCCTGGGCAAAGTCGATAGCTGCCGCCCTCATGTCCTCCCGGTCTGTGAAGACACTTGCCATTATGACGATCTCTGTTTCGTTGATTAGCTTTATCTCTGTGTGTATTCTGCCGTTTGGGTGCTTGTCCCAGAACTTGCCTATCCGGTCTGATACTGGTTCGTAGTTATCCATGAATCCCATTTTTATCCTCCTGTGATTTTGAGATAAGGCGCTCCGCCTGACCTACTTTGTAACATTACTACGCATTCGCCGTCTACATAGCCGTAGCGTATTCCCTTCATCGAGTGCTGAACGACTGACTTACGCAGATTAGTCTGCTGCTTCCAGAACTTTTCCTGCTCGAGAGCGTCTTGTAACAGCCTGTATTCCTCTGGATTTATTTCTATTTCCTCGTCTTCTATGTCCGGGTGCAGAATCCTAACGGCTGTATAAGTTGATTCGCTACCGTCTAGTGCTGGCTCGACACCGGAGCTAAGACACTCTAGGAAGGCTTCTGCGGACTTCATAAGTAAGGCAGCCTCTATCGGGTCATACTCCACCGTAAACTCCCTGTATTCGCCTCCTGCGACCGCACAAAGCACAGCAGGACTATGCAAGCCAGTCACGATCATGTACCAAAGAACTTGCAGGCGATAATGCTCAGGTAATTCAGCCATTTGGTTTCTTGAGAACTTTATTTCGAGAATGTATAATCTGCCGTCTTCATCTTCAATAACGCCGTCGGGGTTAGCGTGGAAGGCAGGGTTGATTTGGCTTTCGTAGGTGTAGTTCCCTGTGTGCACAATTAGGTGTGGGTGCATGTCTCCGAACAGTCGAGCTATAGCAGGCTCGAAGTAGTTGCCTAGCTTCATAGCCATAGTACTCTCTGTGGGGAGTAGCTTCCCTGACTTCTGCGCCCATAATGACAGAGCGCTAGTGAAGGGGGATTTATTCATAATTGGCGCTATGTCGCTGCCGCCTATTGCGTTTGCTCTCTGTGCGTGCCACTCAGTAGAGCCGGCTGGGTGCGTGCCGATTAGCGTTCCGCCTAGTTTGGCGATTGTCTTGTTTACTGTGATCATAGCCCTCACCTTAGCAAGAGCCTTAGACATTACACGCCTGGAATGTGAGGGGGCTCGATGCCCTCAGTTACATCTTCGTATTCCTCCGGGTTGTTTACCTCGGTGTTCTTTACCGCCATAACAGAAGCGAAGAACGCTAGGGCTGCTGCCACGCTGCTAAGTATCTGCTGTGACTGCTCCCCGGTAACTATCCCGGCGATTACCAAGAGCGGTACAAGTCCTGCGACTGCCGCGTAAATAGCTTTCCTTATCTGAGGGTTAAATTTCATTTTACGAACCTTTCTAATAGGGCTAGTGGGTCGAATGTCTGACCGCTAAAGATGTGTCTTGGGGTATCTCCGTAGGTGAGGTGCAAGTGGCTACCGCGTGAGGCGCTCCCAGTATTGCCTACTGCTGCGAACCACTGATTACCTTCCCAGATTTTAGTACCGACCTTGTGCTTGCTCTTTACCTTCAAGTGGGCAAAGCCTAGATACATAGGCATCTTTTTACCCTCATGCCAGAAGCGTAGGACTAGACACCAGCCTAAAACATCACTCCAGGTGTTTACTACTATTGTGCCTCCAGCCGGAGCTGTGATCCAAGCGCCCGTTGCTGCGCCAAAGTCTAATCCTCGGTGTGGGCTAGTCCTGTTAGCTCTAGCTCCGTAGAGTGCTGTGATGCTTGATTTAGGAAGTGGGTATCTCATAGAGCAACCTGAGAAACAACCGTCACAGCTAGAGCAGTTAGGGCAGCAGAAGCGAAAGCAGTAACCCAGGCTGTTTGCCAGCGAGCTTTTTCTAGCTCTCTAATTCTATCCTCATGATCTTGCAGCATCTTGAACCCGGCTTTTACGTCTGCCATGTCACCTACTAGCTTTAGTAGTAGCTGCTGCTGTGTGTTGCTTCTCGGAATTTGTTCAGACATTAGCCGAGTAGGGCTTTCAGGTCTTCAGTAGTTAGCCCTAGTGCTAGGAGCTTTGCCTCTGCTGTTAAGCGAGCTTCTGCCTTTGCGGTTTGTTCTGCCTGAGCATCTAACTGCTCTTGAGTTTTAGGAGGTTGGATAAACTTACCGTCTATATAAGTCCAGCCAATAAGAGCCTGCAATCCCGTTATCTCTATTGCATTTCTTAATTGGATTTCGTTATCACCTTGCTTGCCCTCTTTGATCGTAATAACGTTTTCAATTATTCCATTTTCAATTATTGCCGCTACTCGGTTCATGCTGAATACTCCATAACTATTACGCCTCTAAAACCACTTTTGCCAACCCCATCGCCGCCGCCGCCGCCGCCGCCTACTGTCACGTTTATTGTGGATACGTCAGTTAAATCGTAGTATACGGTTTTTACTTCTCCGCCTAATCCTGGGAAGCCTTCAGCATTACTAGATCTAGCTTCTTGCCCATAATTGGAAGATACGAATGCGTGTTGTCCGGCTCTCCCTGAATCGCTGGCTATTCCTCCTAATCCACCACTAGCCGAAGTTGTGACACCGCCTGAAACTATACTTGTTGTGCCTCCATTTCCTCCATAAGTACTTGCGTTCCAAGCTCCTCCTCCGCCGCCGCCAACTAGCGTAAATTTTACTGTACCCGAGGATAGTGTCGGCATTGTATAGCTTGCATTGGAGGCGGTAATTTCAACCGAAGTATTTAGACCTCCTCCGCCGCCGCCGCCTGCATCTGCCCAAGCTACTGCCCCGGCAACAACGCTAAGCACTT